CGGATTCGGCGAGGTCTCATCGCCTTACCTTCCCTCTCTTCACCGCCTCGCGTCGCTCGCGCTTCCACTTTGCCAGAGTGGCCTTTAAATGCGCGATTGCACGTTTGGCGGCTGCTTTCATCTTCGCATCGCCGCCGCTGTCAACACGGCAACCCCGCCGATTGCCAGGATGATTGCGATTGCGAGTTTCACGGCGGTTACTTGGCGGTCAGAGCTTGCGCGGCAGCTTGCAGGATGGCCGTTGTCTGAGCCGGTGTGGCGCCCGCAGGCACGTTGGAAGAGATGGCCCGCCCAATCTCCGGTGCGGTCGCGCCTTGGTCCACGGGCTGACCATTCTGCGCTTGGATGTAGGCGCCCCAAATGGAATCGACTGCGGCAATTACTGCCGTGGATGAGGAAGGCGGAACGCCGTAATGCGCGGCGGCTGCGACAATGGCCGCGTCTGCGATCGGCTTGGCGACATCGAGCACGGCTTGACCCTGCGGAGTCAGCTTGCCGGCGGTGTCGCAGCCGGGCAGGCAAATGACGGCAGCGATGAGGGTGATGGAGAGGAGGAGGTTTTTCATAGTGGTCACTTCCCTTCCGGGCGTTTATCGAGCCCCTTCTCCGCGAGGAGTGCCGCTAGGTCTTCGATGTGGATGCAGTCGCACATGCAGGCGTATTCCTGAGCGGACTGAACCACGGCAATACTGCCGTTGCAGTAGTCGTTGCCGGGTATCGCGCTGTGCAGCACGCCGAATGCTTCGATGTTTCCGCCGTTCAAGCGGACGATCTTGTCGCCGTTCTTTGCTTCTCTGCCGTTTCTGTAGTGCATAATTATGGGTCGGTTGGTTGTCTGGTTAGGTAGTGATCGAGAGATTCAAGGCCCGGCTGGAGCGTGTATCGGGTGTTCGCGTCGTAGTGGGGCCACGCTGGAACCGGCTTCAGCACTGCGTTGCGAGAGTTCAAATAGCGCTGCCAATCCGACCACGTTCCGTACGAGCGGCTGTAGCCGGTGTTCTGCCAGGTCCACCGCGCATCGGCTGGGTCTGGCACGATGCCAACGGTTGGGACGTTTGGGGCAGCACAGCCGAGCAGAGCGAAGGCCAGTAGTGGGAGGATTCGCGTCATGGTTCCTTCTGTGGCGGCTTGTCAGCCGTGGCGTGCGATTGGTAGGAGCGAAAGCCGAACGCGAGGAAGGCGAGAATGAGCGCAATCGTTCCTCGATACTTCTCAGGAAACACCTGCGGTATTTGGTTCTGGAGCTCGGGCGGCGCGAGTGCGATGAAGGCCAAGAACGAACTGAGTGCCGCGAGGATTCCGCTGATGGTGGTTTTCATTGCTTTGGTCCCCTCAACAGATTGCGAATTGTCAACACACCCACGGCGATACCGACCACCAGCGAGGCGAGGCGCAGGCCCGTCTCGACATACGGAATCGCGGAGACGATCAGGCCGAAAAGGCTGCCGATCATTCCGAGGATGCCGTTTGTTGCGGTGTGGGTGGGGTGGCTCATGCTTTGGTGAGGACGTTCGAGTTGGACCAAATCTCACCAGACGAAAGACCGGAGGCGCTGGTTGGAAGCGCGGACAGCTTGAGCGTGCTTCCGACGATCTGGCCGGTTGTGGGATCAATGCTCAGTCCAACCCCGCTATTATTGCGCACGAAGACCGTCTTTCCGTTTCCAGATTGCAGGATGAATTGGCCGCCGAAGGACGGAGTTGCCAGAGCAAAGCCCAACACGGTTGCGTCGAACCCTTGCAACTGGAATCCCATTCCGGCTCCGTCACGATTGCCACGCAGAACTAGGTATTGCGAATCGCTGAGGAGCAACGTCGGCGGGTTAATCATCTCGCGATGAGATCCAGAAATGTAGCTGACGCAGGTATTGGATGACGAGACGCGAGCTTGAGCGGAGGCCAGAAGAACAATGGTGCAGTTTCCAGACATCGCAGAGCCTGACTCGTCGTAGAAATCCCAAAAATTGACGAACGGGCCAGCAGCCTGGTTCTCAAACTCAGTCCCGAACACGCTGAAGATTCCAGTCACACCTCCAGACGGAACGTAGAAGTTATATCCGCACCCAACCATGTGACAGTTCATCGCCTCGATCGAGCCGCCGCCGCCGCCACTATCGATCATCACCGCGACACGACAGGCGGCAAACTCGGAGTTGATGATAGAAAGATGCTGCGCCCCTTTGATGGCCGTGCCGCTTCCGCCAATCCTACTGGAGATGAACCGAACGTATCCACCGTTGTTTGAATTTGGGAAGATGATGGAAGTCTGCGCGGACGGGTAGGCGTGCGCCAAAAACTCCGAGTAGAGCACGTAATCCGGCTCGATCACACACCTCTCGAACGCCAGCGCACCGCCCGTTCTGAAATTGAATTCCCCAAGCAGCGACCATTGCGGGCGCCGGAATGTGAGGTCTGCGCAACGAAGCACAATCGAAGAGACCGCCCCCGGAGATGCGGAGCAGTTTCCGCCAAACATACAAGGATCGGTGCCGCTCGCCGCAGTAGGGCAGAAGATAACGGCGCCCGTGAGCGACGGCGGATAATCAAGGAAGCCGTTGCTTTCAAGCGCGGGCACGCAGGGTCCGCAAAGTTCAAGGCTTGTGATTTGGCCGGTCGTGTCGTTGGGAACGAGAATCACCGCATTACGAACACTTCCGTCCTGAAGCGCACCGGCAATGATGTAGAGCCCGTGATCAAATTGGAGCTTTCCGCCGCCCGCTGTCTTAATAGTGGACAACGCCGAGGTCAGAGCGGACGTGTTGTCCGTACCGTAAACCAGCCGGCCATTCGTCACCGTGGCCGCTGCGTTGTTCGCCAAGGTAATACTGGTTGCGCTGTTGACCGCTGAGACGGTCGTCTGCAAATACCCCGGCACGAAATCCGCCGTCAATCCAGTCAGTGTATTGGTAGCCGCGGCAGATAGGACAAACGTCGTAGAATTGGTGATGCTGGCAATGGTCGCATCCAACGGAACGATGTATTTCGAGAACGTGAGGCTCACGCCGGTTCCCGTTCCAGTTGCGACATCCGAAATCACCATCGAGCTTGCACCCGTGTTGATGCTGCTGATTGTGACGCCGCCAGGGATGCCGTCGCCACTCACGACCATTCCAACGACCAATCCGGTAGTGGTCCCCAAGTTGGAGATGGTAGTAGAATTGCTCGTCAGGTTCCCCGTGGTTGCAACCGACTTGCACGCACTCACCCGCATTCCCGCAACGAGGTTGGTCGTGCTGGAGCACGTTACGCTTGTACTGCTGCCAGTGAAAGAACAGGCGAAGGATTGATGCTTGCCGCTGTATAGCGTAACAGCCTTGCCGACATCAGCCGCAACGAATGAAGCGCCAGCCGAGGTAACAGTTGGGCTACCGCTCGTAGCTGAAACATCAGACAGGACAACGCCATCGCCCACGATGCCATAACTCGCCGCGCTCGTTGGGAGCTTGAGCGTTCCCGTCACCTTCAGATTGTTAATCAGCGTGTCCATGGATCAAAGCGGGTAAGCGAACCAGTCAAGTTTGTAGTTCCCGTTCGGCGTGGCGCCGGAGAGGTAGACGCGGAATCCGGTCGTGGTCGGGATCACCGCGCCTGATGCGAAAATGTTGTCATCGGAGTTGCTGGCCTTCACAACCGTTGGACCGAGGAGCAGCGGAGCCGTTCCGAACGCCGTCGCAAAAGTCACGTCAACATACGTCGCGCCATTGCTGATAGCCGTGCGGTTCCACTGGCTGCCGTAGCTCGGAATCGGGTCAGACTCGCCGCCGTTGTTCAGCCGGAAAATCAGGTCGAGTTCGAACGTCTGCGAACTCTTCGTGTTGCCGAGCGCCGTGTATGTAATTTCCGCCTCCAGCGGATAGACCAGCACGTTCGCCATTGTGTTGGGCGCACTCCCGGCAATCCAGCGGAGGAAACTGAAGGTGGTCGCCTGGTTGCCCGTGAAGTCTGCCGCGCTCGTCCGCGTGCCAATGGACGCGTCAATAATCGAGACGACATCACCAGAAGCGGTCGCGACCCACTTGCCATCCGAGGTAAGCGCTGCGGCAATTTTGGTCGCCTTGGTCGGCGCACTGTCGCCCGTTGCAATGGTCGTGATTTCAATCGCTCGCGCACACGCCGACGCCTGACTTGGGATCGTGGTCCCGCCGTTGTCGAGATCGATCCAGACGCCGACCGATCCGGCGTTGTCGTAGAGCTTGAATCCGACCCCGGTAGCGTTCCCGGCAACGGTCCTGATTTCGGTGACTTCGGCAAATCCGTCAGGGTCGTAGCCGAGTAGGTTGTTGCCCTTGGTGGTATTGAACGAGGGGGAAGCGGTGTAGACCGTCTCGCGGCCGATGATGGTCAGCGTGATTGGCGAGCCGCCGCTGGTCAGCGTGGCGGCTGCGGAAATGGTCGCGTGCGTGGCGTCGCCAATGGCGATGATTGTTGAGCCTGCCGGAATACCATCCCCGGTGATGCTGAGGCCAACGTCGCCCTCGTTGAAAACCGCCGTGGCGCTGGTGATAATTGCGCTCGCACTGGTCGTGCCGCAGTCCGTGAAAACGGTTCCATTGCTCTTCACCCATCCCGAGGTCGCCGCGAACACGTACGAGCCATCCTCGAACGTCGGCACCTTCACGCCGAACTTCAGCGTCTCCGCGCTCGCAACGGGGTCGAGGTCGAGAAGGACGCCGTTCTTGTGGAAAACGACTTCTACGGGCTCCGTGTCGCCGCGCTTTACCGCACCGGACGCGTCACCGCTGCCATCGTTCAGCGAAGTGCCAAGTGCCCCGTTGGCCGTGTTGAAGTAGAAGCGCATTCGAACCCGTCAGGATGTCAATCGTCAGAAGCCCTGCGGACTGATCGTGTAGAGCACCCCAAGGTTATCGAACCCGAGACTCCGAAATATCGGATTGCCGGTGACCGAGTCGAAACCGACAACCACTCGGAGGACTACGCCATCTGTCCCTAGCGGCGGGGAATCTTGGAACCACGAGGTGTTATCAGTCCCCGTGGTTGCTGGAGGCATCACATGCGGCGAATTGAATGTGCCCTTTTTAGCGAGTTTGGAGAGATCGAGCGTGGCCTTTGCTCCATTGACGGTCAGCTTTGCGCTTCCGGCTGGAATAAACGACAGCTCGCAAAACGCCTGGATGGGATCGAGGACGTTCTCGTTCACGAAATCGGCCTCCATCATCGACGGAGACGATTCGCCTTTCTTGACCCTGACGGATTGTTCGTTGCCCATATCAGCTTGTGAGTGTCACGGTTTCCGGTGAGGGGACGGTTACAGTGCGAACGGCCCAAATGTCCGAATCCTTCCACCGCTCGAACGACTCGTCTTCAGCGAGCCACGTAGTAGCGCCGTCCTTCGGTTTCGTGCCGGTGTAGAGAATCGCGCCGCCAATCAGGACGGCCTTCCATGCCTTCTTGAGTTGGATCTTGAACGGCTCGGAAGTGTAGTAGTATTTCCAACTCGCCCGGGCGGTGAGCGGCACGGCGATTTCCGCAATCTCAGTGCCGCCAGCCGTGATCACCTGATAGTTCATTACCCACGGAAGCGGCTCGTCAGGACGAACCGGAAGAGTCGAGAAAACCAAATCGTATTCCAGCAAGTCACCGCCAACGGGCCGCGGCTTCGGCTGCTCGACCAAGTAGGAGAAGCGGGCCAGCGCATTCCGTGCACTGCGAGGAAACCGCTTGTAGAACGGCACGCGCACCCGGTAGGTGAGCTGCAGCATGTTCGCCCGCGTCTCCGCATCGATCCACGGCAGCGGAGGCTTGCAGAGGAACGGTGTCTCATGGTTCCCGTCGTAGAGGGCGTTGGCTGGGTCGCTCATCGGTTAACGGGCGGCTGCGCGGTGTTGTCGCGGATCTGTTTCAACACCTCGGATTTGTCCATATTCGCCGCAAGGTCCTTGTTCGCTTCGGATGGCTTCAAGATACCGCGCTCTTCCAACCGAACCCGCCGCCGGTTCGCATCGGCGCGGAGTTCGTTGCTGCGTCCGACATTTCCGCGAGCGCGAGCGCGGTCTGCGCGGTTCTCGATGCGCTCAATACGGCGGGCGGCGGCAGCATTGGCTCCGTGCATGGAAGCAAGCTGGCTGAGGCTCAAGCCGTTCTTCTCCTGCCGCGCCTCATCTGCGCGTTGCGCCGCGGTGAGCGCCGCAATCTCCTTCTGCTGCTTCAGTTCATCCGCAAGCTTGTCGTTCTTATTGCGCTGGGCTTCATCGATCTGGCGCTGATACTCCAGTTGCTCAGCCACCGCGTGCGCAATGGTGGTCTGGTGGCCAAGCTCCTTATTCATTGCGACCGTGTGCGCCGCTGCTGCGGTGTTGCCCACAGCGATGGAATGCGCCACGTCGTCATACGCCCGCTTCATCTGTGCGACCTTCGCTGCCTGGTTGGCTATCGCGTCCGGAGAGTTAAACTCCGGCTTTGATTTCATCTTCTCCAGACGCTTGGACTCGTTGGCGATCTGCTCTAGGGTGGCGCGTTGGGCTTCTCCTTGGCCGACTCCTTGCCCTGCACTGATCTTTGAGTTCCTTACATCGAAAGGCCGCATCTCAATCGTGTTCTGCGCGGCCCGAATCGCTTCCGCATTCTTGGCCAGAGACACATCAAGCTCATTTTTACGGTCCTTATTGGGCTCAGCTTTTTTTGCCTTCTCTAAGTCGGCTCGCTCGCGCCGTAGGGCGTCGAGATGTTTTTGGTCTACTGCCTCTTCGCTATTAGCGATGTCCTTTTCGGTTGCTTGGCGTGCATGCAGCACGTCTCGCGCGCGTTCAGCAAGAGTCAGGTCGGTCTGGGCCGCGATCAGCTTCGCTCCAGCCCTGTCCTGATCTTCCTTGGTCAGCTTGCTTGCAGCCTCTACTTCGTCATTGGCTGCATGAACGCGGGCGCGCGCGGATTCAACTCCTGCGTCATCGCCGATAACGCGCAACTCATTCAGCTTCTTCTGAAGCTCGATGGATCGCGCTTCGGAATCGAATTTTACGTCTATCGCCTGATCCTTTTGACCGCCTTCTTCAAGAGCCGCTTTTTGGATGGCTCGGGATTCTGCGGGATTAATCTCGTGTTTCTTCTGCCTGTCTTTGGCGTCCGCGATCTTCTTTTCCACTTCGAGCTGCACTTGCGCGTGCTGGCCTTGCCGTTCGCTCTTATGAACAAGAGTCTCCCTCGCCGCCGCTTCCTTGTTTACCCATTCTGCAATCTGTTTGTCGATCTTCAGCCGCTCATCCTCGATGTCCCGCTGGGCTTTATTAAACCGCTCAACAACGGGGTTCACGAGCGATGGCGCTGCCATTGCGCCCAGCGATGTCCAGAAGCCTGGAGAAGACCATTCCTTTAGCATCGATTCGGATTTGTCCTTCAATGCGCCGCTTCGCTCGCGCAGCCCTCCCAGCCCTGTCATATTCGGATCACCAGCTTGCATTCCTTCCTGCAGGGAGGTTGGCAGAAACTTGTCCTGCCAGCGCTGGGTGCCCTTCCCCATCAGCTTATTTGCCTCTTGGGTGGACTCCTCCAGCCGAATTATGGCTTTTACTATCTCGGTAATCGTACCCGCGACAGCGACTATTCCGGTGGCTGCTCCAGCGCTTCCCGTCAGGTGCGAAAGCATTCCGATCTTTGAGACGTTGCCAGTCGTGCCAGTAATCGCATTCAGGGGGTCTCCAAACATGCGAGCGCCAGACACCCCACCATGCCCGCTGCCGGAATTTTCAGTCCCGCGCTTTATGGCCCGCTTCATGTCGGAGGACATCTGGTACGCCGAGTTCTTGACCATCGTCTGGGCATCAACGAGGTCTTTCCGGAGCGTCTTGTTATCGAGCCCAAACTTGGCGACAATGGATTTTCCAGCACTCATTCTTTAGTCATGGAGGCGTGTCGGCTGGCCTTGCGTTTGGCTGTCTGCGCGACATGCTTGCGAACGCATTCGCGGACAACCTTGTCCGAAAGCGGGTTCGGTGGGGTGTAGTCGGGATTCGCCTTTGCGTCCTTCACGCGGAGCCGCTGGAAGATTTGGGCGAAAGGAATATCGAGGGTTCCAGCGCCGGGGATCGGCTGGCCGCGAGAATCGAACTGGCCGTCTGGCAACGGGTGGAAGCGTTCGACCAGATGCGCAGCGAACGATGCGTATTGCGGTGAGGAATCGTCACCTGCGGCGGGCGCATCGAAGAGCGCATCGGAGACGTAGGCGCGAATCTCTTTGACCGCTTTCGCGAACTTCACCTTTGGGCCGATGCGATGGATGAACGCCGAGCGTGCGGCCTTCAGTTCCTTCGATGGAATCTCGTTCGCAGGGTGCAGGAATTCGGTCGAGACGACCCACAGGAACGCCGCTACGTCTTCTGGGAGTGCATCGCCCCCATGGAAGAACGGCGAGCGCATCTCATCCAACAGGATGTAGTGCCGCGGTGTGAGCGCCCGCACGTTGATGCCGCAGATTTGCAGGCAACACGGAAGGAACGCCCGGCGGCGAATCTCTTCCTCTTTCTGCTTCGCGCGTGCCTCAGCGCGTTTCAGCCCTGGAATTTTGTCGAGGAGCATAGAGCGGCGGGGCGCTCAGCCCCTATTTTACGTTCCCTTCTTCTCCGCGATTTCGAGAGTCACGGTGGCCTCTTCACCCGCGCCAAACTTCTGGCTCACGTCATGCACGATCACATGCACCGTGGTTCCGGTGGTGTCCTGGATGTCGATCACCTGCATGAGAGCGGGCGGCTTGTCGGCGGCATTCACGAACTGGAGGGAGAGGGTACCTGTGCGGATCTGACCCATGAACGCCTGCGAGCGTTCGACGCCGTTCTCGTTATCGGAGACGATCCGCTTCGTGCCAGCCTTCAGCGAGCCATCCTTGACGATGTAGGTCGTGGAGACGCTGGAGTCGTCGTTCGCCGTGACAGTCTGACGAACGAATTTGATTCCGCCGTCGTTGTAGGTTCCGGTTGGATCAGGCATGGTGATTCCGTGTGAGTGTCAACGCGTTCGCTTACGGGGTGACGACGCCAGACGCGAGGGGTTGCATCTTGATCTTGTTCGAGCCGATCCCGACGCCGATGATGGTGAGATAATGGCCAGTCGCGAGGTCGGCAGCGGGACAGAGCCCGCCAGCCGTCGAGGAGCCGATGACGATCGCTCCAGCCGCCACGGTGAAGCCTGGAGTAAAGGAGGTGTCGCCAGTGACGTAGAAGATGGGCTGGCCGGTCGCGCCGCCATTGAGGGCGATGCCAACGAAGGTAAACGCAGGGGCTGCGGCGTTGGCGTCGAACAGGATGAGCGAGCCATCCGCAGCCTTGGCGAGCGATTGGCCGGCGGTAATGGTCGTGCCAGCCGTGCCTTTCGTGGTCGAGGCGTTCGAGCTGGCGAGGACGCTCGTTGCCGTGACGCTGTAGTCAGTGGCGAGCAGGTTGCCCGCAAGGAACAGCGGGACGAGGAGAAGGGTGAGGAAGCGGAGAGCGGTTTTCATCTGCTCTCGCGGCGTGTCAATTACCCTGCGGAAACCGTGACAGAGCCGCCATGAGCCCCAAACAACGAACCACCAGTTGCCGGATCAGAGTCGGGAAGGGTTGCGTTGGAACCATCCCTATTCATCGCGCCTGCTTCAAGGACCGCAATCCTGTCGGAAAGCGCATCTAGGGCTGCTTGCGTCGCGGTGCTCACCGTAAGCGTAGCAGCAAAGTTCTGGAAGGTGATACGCCGCAGCCCAAACGTACCGGCCGTGAAGACATAGACGGCCAAAGCATCTGTGCTGGAGAGCGTAGTAGCTGCCGCAAGGTCTGAAATTTTAATGTTTTGGCTCATGTGGAAGTGGGAATCATTTGGTAGTCATCCATCGCAACGTTCCCTGCGCTGTCTTCAACGATTACGTTTGTCAGCGGCCAGGCATCGCTCCGAATCGTAATCAGCCCGCCAAAGCGAAGCTGCGTGCTGTCCATGTCGTCACTCGACTCGCGATCCTCTGGGCGTCCTTCGGCCTTCAGCAATGGGATCGAGTGGTATTCAAGGAAATCTGGCGTCCTCACGGCCGCCTCAAGCCGCTGCGCGATCTGTTGCCGAATCCAGACATGCCGCGTGGGATCTTGTGCGCTGCGTTTCGTCCACACGTTGCAGATGAGACTGAATCCCCATGTGTTCTGATGGAGAACGCCGTCACGGTCCACACCCCATCGGTTCGCCCATTGCCCGAGGGTGAAAAACACTTCGATGCGCTCTGGTTCGAGGTCATCCGCACCGCGGGGAATGTTCACCTCCGCAAGCGCGGGCGTCTGCTCAAAAAGCGCCTTGCACGCCTCTTGAACAAGAGGGCCGGGGTCGAACAGCGTGCCAAGATTCGCGGCGGGCATACAGGCGGTCAGGAGTCAATGTAGATGCCAGGATACCGCTTCATGCGGTTCTCCATGTCATTGAAAACGTCGTTGGCGAGGTCGCGCTCGAATGCGCTTACCCGGGCGTCCATCGCTTGCTGCAGGATGTCCCATCCCGACGGCCTGCTGAAATGGGTGAGCAGGTTGCTGCTGTTCTCGATTTCTATCACGATTTCGTCAGTGCCGCCCATTTTGCTGCTCGTCCCGTTCTGATAGGTCTTGCCGTTCGAAGGCTTGGCGCGGAGCACGTACGCCGCAGCGCCGATCTGCTCGGCGGTGAGCCCGAGGCTTTCAGCGATTTGGAGCCAGGATTGCTTCGCGAGCCCGCGAGCGGCGAGCGCCTTCTTGAGATCTGATCGACGGTTCTTCTCGGCCTGCTTCTCCAGCCGCGAGTCTTTCCGCTGGAAGTCAGCCCACCGGGTATCGGCCCAGCGTCGTTGTGGGTCGTTCATCTGATGCCAAGACATACCACCCTTCATTGCTGGCTTCGGGGTCTTCTTTGGCCATCGATTCTGGTACTTTGGAAATGTGGACGGTGAGAGGAACATCTCGGCGTCGCCCGCCTTTCGCCACTGCGCAATGACCGTCCCATCCGAGAACTCGACGTAGCCGAGGCGCTTCTTGACCATCAGCTTGATATTCTCCGCGCTGGCAACCGACGTGTGAGCGAGGCAATTCTTCAAGACCGCGCCCACCTGCGAGACAAGGGAGCGCTCGTAAGTGGTTGCGGCCACATGCGCGAGCGATTCGCACATGGTCAGGAATCCTGACGGATCAACCTCACCTTCGCTCATCACCCCGCCTTTCCGCCCTGCTCGCGCTCAACCCGGAAGGTAATCGTTGGATCTGCGCCGTCGTTCTCGATGTCGAGCGCGTATAGGACTTCGGACTGGTTATCATCTGCCGGGCTGGTGTAGGTCAAAACGGTGCGATCCTTGATGCCGAGGCGCATGAAGTCAGCCCGCGTCATTTCCACCATTCCATGAACGTAGACCTTGTATCCTGTTTCCATCAGAACTCGCTCGCGCTTCAATGGGCTACTGACGACCGTCGCCGACACTTCGTTTACCGTGATGGTTGCGGTCGCGATTACGCGGGATCGGAGTTCGTACCCGCGGCCTAGGAGTTGATCGAATGCGGCCATACGATTGCTGCGGTGTCAGAAAAGGAAAAACCCCGGCGACCGTGCGGCCACCGGGGTCAACCCTGGAAGTGTTTCTTCTCGATTAGAACCGGATGGTGCCGGTCGCGTTGAGCGCGGAGCCGTCGGTCGTGCTGGCGCCGAAAGTCACCTTGAAGCGCACATACCGCTCGCAGTTCGAAGGCAGGCGGCAGCGGACCGAAGTCGCCGAGATACCCGCGCCGCCAGCGCCAGTCAGAATCTTGCTCGCGATGGTCTGGGCGACCGCCGAGAAATTGGAGGTGGTCGAGGTTTCCGCGATAAGCGTCACCGTGCGCGTGTCGGGCGCAATGGTGGTGGACAGCGCAGGAATCGCGAGATCCAACTCGACGTTCTCAGGCTTGAAGGTATCGGTGCCGAGATCGATGGCGGCAGACGTGGTGGAGCTGGATGCCGCGGCGGGGAGCGCGAACGCCGCTGGATTCAGCGAAGCGTCCTGGATGTTGCGTGCGAGTTCGTTGGCCATATATCAGAGGGCGAGGGTTTCCGTGTTGAGGATGGAGTCGGTCGCGATGATCGGGATACCGTCGTATTCCGTCGGAACCGGGGCGATGGTTGCCTGTGCGCCGGAAGGCTTGCCGGAACCCTGACCGAACAGCGTGACCGTGCGGGACGCCTGGAGCTGCTGGCGGCTGCGGCGGGTCATGAAGAGGTGGGTGGGCTTCACGCCAACCGGGAAATTAGCGATGAGCTGCGAGAGCAGCGTATCGGTCAGGCCCTTGCCGCTGTCGGTCGTGAGCTTCTTGATGCGACCGAAGGCGTATTTCGAAAGCGCCTCGATGCCGATCCACCCCTCAAGGCTGTTCTTCCACGCGGTCATTTCCTTGCTGGAGCGGGTCACGCTCTGCTTGCGCCATTCGCCGACCTGAAGGACGGTGCTATTGCCGAAGGTGAGCCCCATGAAGCGCGGATCGGCCACGACGGCCCACACGCTGGAGGCTACGCTGTCGGTCGTGCCGCCCGCATCCACAACGAGCGAGGAATCGACGGACTGAAGGGCGCCAGGAAAGCCGAGGGCATCACCGTTGATGGTGTTGATGCCATACCAGACTTGCTTGCCGATCTGGAGAAGGTAGCCGCGGCCATGGCCGTCCGCTTCCAGCGCGAGAGCATGCGCGACACCCTGGTCGTCGCCGGTCGCGATGGCGTTGTCCATCTCCATCTGGCCATCGTAGTAGAACGTCTCGAACTGTTTGTTCACATACGTGCTCTTCGTGGGCTCAACACCGGAGTTCGGAGAGCGGAAAGAGCCGCGGGCGTAATCGGTGCGGACGAGCGTCTTGTAGCTCGTCCCCACGATGGTCCGCGCCGGCAGAACCATGGCCTCCGGTGCGGAGTTGAGATTTTCCTCGATCAAACCAACAGCCTGGTCGGACTTGTTGATCTTCGCGAGATCGAGCATCGTGAGGTACTGGTAGGCCATAGTTCGGAGCGGTTAGGAGAGAGTGAGTGGGGAGAGTTACTTGGTTTCGCCGATCTGCTCGGCGATGGCGGCTTGCACAGCGGCAAAGCCAGTGAGGTTCTTCTTGCCGGCGTCGGCATTGGTGAAGTCCTTCAGGTTGCCAACGTCCTTGCCGGGGATCGTGCCGCCGTTGCGGGCACTGATTTCACGGAGACGGGTTTCGGCACGTTCGTCAGCCGTATTCAGGTCGGCAGCGGACTTCTCGGAAAGCTTCTGCGCATCTTCGAGCTTGGTTTTGAGAGTGGTATTGGCCTCGGTCTGCGCAGAGAGATTCTTTTCCAGTTCGCCGACTTTCACCTTGAGGTCGTTCCGCTCGGTTTCGAGCTTGGAGGATTTTTCGACCTCGGCCAGATAGTCGGCCTCGGCCGTTTTAAGTTCGCCTTTGAGGCGCGCAACTTCGGCTTCAGCTTCTTGGAGTTTTTCGAGATCGGTTTTCATCTTCGGCTTTTGTTTCGTGTCAACGGCAACGGAAATTCCGTAGGGTTCGCATTGCAGAGTCGTAATCCGTAACGCCGTCAATGAGTCCGCGGTCGTACGCTTCTCGCGCCAAGAACGATTGCCCCCGCATGCTATCGTCTTTCATGCTGTCCGGTCGGCATGCTCGAACGTGCGCGGCGAAATCATCGAAAACCTGCTGCACGCCTTCTTGCAGATTGGCGCGTTGCTCATCGGTCAGGCTGGTGCCTGGATAACCAGCGCCCTTCAGGTCGCCCTCCTTGTTGGTGATGAGTTCGACCGAATACCCCATTGCCGCAAATGCGGCCGTGCGATCCACCCACGGCAGATAGACGCCGATGGAACCAACGTCAGCCGACGGGCTGGCGTAGATACGATCACAGCCAACGGTGAGGTAGTATGCGGCGCTGCAATTCATTCCGCCGGGCGGGACGTAGGCGAAAGCAGGAATTGAGAGATTCGCAATCTTGTCGGCCATCTCGGGAACGCCGCCGACCGTTCCGCCAGGAGAATCAACAACCAGCATCAGACGGGTTGCCCCTTCCTTCTGAACGGCATCAATCTCGTCGCCGAGGTCGTTCAAGTCTGTGCTTCCGCACGTCTTTTCAATGGAGGAAAGACCAATTCCGATTGGCCCCATGATGTGAACGATTCCAACGCCGTTCTCTACCTTCGGCTCCTTGCGCGAGACAACGAAGTCATCGAAGAAGCCGGCCTGAGTGTCGTCGCTCGAAAGTTTCCGCTCTATGAGCCCGCGAATCGACTCATGCGCCTGCGGCGTGATTAGCCAAGGGCGGTGATAGACGAGTTCGGTGATGCGCTGGAGTCTCATGCCGCCTGTTGCTCCTTGTCATTTCCGCCGTCTTTCGATGGCTGCTCGTTTTCCTGCGGCGGCGCGACCGCTCCCGGTTTGTTCGGGCGCCAGAGCGGAAGGTTCATGCTCCAGCGCTCAAGAATCGCCTGCTGCTGCTCCGGATCGAGACTGCTGTCTTTCAATTCCTGCGCGGCCATTTTGATGAACTCGATGGGCTCGCGAATCCATTGCCGCATTTCGTGGCGATAGTTCAGCCCGCGGGCATTGCAGTACTGGCGAAGCGTGATGAGCCCATTAGCCAACAGTTCGATTTGCAGGTTGCCCTCGTTGCCGTTATCGACCGTGACGCGAGGTGGCGTCTGCCAGGACAGTTTTAGCATCCAGTTCTTGTCCGTCGGCGGTCGTAGTTTGCCGGTAGCGATTCGATTCAGGAGGTAGTTGAACGCGATCGGCGTGCAAAACTCGCCGATTAGGTCAGAGCCAAGGATCTGAAAGAGAAGGTCCGTCTTGCTCAGTACGAAACGCATCTGCGACCCGCCAAGGTTCTTGGGGTTCCACAGAAAGTCCGACATGACGCCGAGTGCCGATGTGGCATCCCGCATCAGTAGGTCGGTGATGAACCCCTCCACAAGTGGAGTGGGAGAGTTGGGAGAAATCATCTTCGCGTCCCCGTCGGAATCGAGGTAGGCGATGCCAGCGCCCGCGCCGCCGGCCAGTTGCTCAAGCTGGGCAGTGTCGGGGTTTGGCGTTCCATCGTCCTTCACGCCAGCGTTGCGAATCGCACCGATGGCGCCGCGGGCCTTGCTCTTGCCAACACCCTTCAGCACGAGCGCAATAAGCTGCTGCGCCTTTGCCGTTCGCGTGGTCAGTCGCTTAAGTTCGTGGATGTCCACAAGGCAATTGACCGCCTGCGCGAGTTCGGTGATGCCGCGCACTTGGTTGGTCGCGTGCGGCTTCATCCAATGAATCATTCGCTCCCGCGGGACGCGTGCGGCTTCAAAGCCGACCGTGCGAACCCAATAGCCAACCGCTCGGCTATTGCGGTTCAGCTCAACGCCGTCGAAGATGATCGAGTCTTGAGATGGGGCCGACCCGGGGGCGACCGCCGCAATGGCGAGTGAAGGTGCGTCCACAACATAGCTGTTTGCGGGCGGGTTCGGAGGCGAGATGATTTCCTCTGTGTCGTAAATCTGGAAACACGGCTCGTTGCCCCAATCGGGGTTTTCGGTTTTCGCGGCAAAGAACTCACCGCGGAGGATGCGCTGCGAGATCGCGTGCTCTTGCGCCTGGTAGAACGTGCGGCGGCCGGCGAGGTCGCATCGCTCCTTGGTGAGCGCGTAGGATTCGAAATCATCTTCGGCGAGTTGGTTCCATTCATCATCGTCCGAATCAATCTGGAGGTTGATGCCCTTGCCGACCGTATGGCGAGCGATGCCAGCCACGCCCTCCTTCACGATGCCGAAGTTCTGCCAGAGCCATTCCGCCTTATCGATCAGGTTTTTCCGCGTCCAACGGCGAATGTAGAGCCTGGAATCATCCGGCACGATGAAGCGCACATTGGCGCGATCGATGGACGAATTGAGCGTGTCGGCAAACGCGGGACTGCCGCCGCGTCCGATGAGCCAGCTAATGAGCGAAAGCGGATTCAGCGTCATTGGTTGAGAGAGAAGTCTAGAACGGTGATTTCCCGCGTGCCGGCGGTGTCTGCGTAGAGCCGCAACGCCACACGGCACGCACTGGCAACCTCATCGCAAGTGAACGCTGAGGTCTGCGTCACGCTCTTGCCGTTACCGCTCGCGCTTTGCAGAAATCCGACCGATCCGCCGCCGGCAATAATCTGCTCTTTCGCCTTCGCCAAAAGCTCATCCACAAAGGCCGTAGTGCCCGTGTCCTCGCACTCGGCGACAAGGAATTTTGTAAATCGGGCGATGTCGGACATTGCCCGCGCAGGGTGTCAATGCCTCGGAATCGCTGTTTTCCGGTCAGCCGCCAATTTTGGCGGCTGCTTATACTGATTTTGAACGCCTTACGTCAATTCTGCCCGATTGACTGTTGCATCGCCTGAAGCTGCTGTAAAAGCGCAGCCATCGGCTCAAGACGCCTAATTGCGTGCTCGCGCTCGGCGGCGTCCATCTGCTCTGGCGGCTTTGTCAGCCGGAATGTTAGGCAGAGGAGCGGCTGGGTCGTAGATTTAGGGCGCTCAAGGCTGCGCTCGTATGCCTTATCCGCGCCGAACTCGCGGACCATCTTTCCGGCGCTCTTGCATCGCTCGGCAGAGCGGAGCGAAAATCCAAGTTGCTCTTCATGGATCGAAAACCAGTCCTCGAATTCGCCAGGGCGCGCCTCCTGCACTCGCAAAAGCGCCTCGCCGATTTCTGCAAGCCCGTCGAACATGTGGCGCTTCATCCCGCCAACCCGCTTCTCGACTTGAGAGTTGAGATTTTGAGCCCTCATCGCCAACAGCATCGAATGGGCGAAAATCCCGCGAATGCGGCCTATGAATTCCGCGGAATCGTAGTCTGTGAGGGCAAGGAGGTCGCTCATAGTGCAGGGAAGAACGAGAGCGCACCGCGTGCATTCTTGACCGCCACGGCGCTGGTGATGGCGGGTTTTCGAGTGCTGGCAAGTTCGCGGCTCTTCTCGCGCGCCGCAGGGCATTTGTCGCGCCGTGCATGGAGCCCATAACGCTGCTGTGCCTCCCGAGCGTCCGCATGGACGCAGGCGCGGGTAACACCGAAGAAATCTGCGTAGTGCTGGTAACTCTTGCCGAAGGCTGGATCGTTCGCGCCGATGGCCGTAGCGCAGGCGCGGCGCCGCACGTCCTCCGGTAGTCGCGAGTCACCGAAGACAGCCCGAAGGAACTCGAAAATCTTCCGCATCTCATCCTCTGGCGATGCTTTCGAGTCGCTATCGATGCTTTCCAGAACGGCGTCTATCTCAGCAAACACACGCGCGCGGCGGTCCATTGGAACAAACGGCGCAACGATGTCGCGCAACTTGTCGGCGGGGGTGTCGATGCCTTCGGCGAAGTCGGGCCGGTAACTTGCCAATGACGATTCTGCGGCGTCTCGGTCGATCATGTTATTCGGATACGTGCGAATATGCTCCAGCGCCCCAATATAGCCACGCCAGAAGGGCAAAAACGATGACGGTAGAGACGACATCACTATACCCGCCGGGGTCTTTCTTTGGGCGACCGCAAACATCAGTGCGGAGGGTAGCTAAGAAGCCTAAAACCTGAAGGAGCACGATACCGATTTGGCAGTACTTCATATTTGTGAGATCAATGGAAGCATGGCTGTCAAGCCTCATACCGGGGGCGGCTCAGATTTCTTCGCTTCGGCGGCTGCGCGGGCGTCGCGCAGCTCGTCCAGCGCCTCCTCGATCTTGCCTGAAAGCACCCGCTGAAGCTTCTCGCAGTCGCCAAGGTGGTTTGTCTTCGTACGGGTCATCCAGACGCGTTTGCCGCGGTCCTCGCCCTGGTATTCGTCCGTGAGCTGCTTCCGATAGTCGGCATCGATGTTGGTTGGAAGCCACCAGTTGATGACTCCGGCTGAATTCTTGCCGTCGAGAATGCACGAATAATAGAGATCGGCCGCGAAGTAGTTTGACCAGTAGCGAACCTCATCGATTTCACCGTCCATCACGGGCTCCACGCGTATGAGACTCCCGCCCATATTGGTGTCTTTCATGCCGCGCGAGGGGGAAAGCCATGTTGATTGAGTGCGGCAGAACTCCCACACTTGATCCTTCTCGTAACCGGCATCGAACAAGCCGGAGAGCACGGCATATTCGCGGGCGGTCTGGCCGTCCTTGGAGGTGTATTTGAAGCGGCGAAGGTTGCCGTTGGCATCCGGCACATGCCCGGCCTTTTCGGGAATCTGCTTGTCCCCTCCAATCTCGCCCCAATCGATGAGCGCGGACCATGATTGTAATTCGGGATGGTCCCACAGGATGCCCCACGCTCGGATTGTGTACCAGCGGGACGTTCCCTGCCGGTCAACCGTGATCGTGAGGTATTCGGCTTCCAGCGGGATCTGACCCTGAAGATACGGCACCGGGCAGCGACCGATTACGCGGTCAAGGTCATCCTCTTTGATGGCCGTGCCACTGCGGATGAAGGGTTTTCCAAGGACGAGGTTCCAGAACTTGATGAGCAGCCCGAGATTGCCTTTCGCCTGGAGAAATTCGACCGCCAGCACGCCCCACGCTTGGAATGGCGAGTAGAAGGCCCATGTGTGGGCGCTGACGTGCTCCTCATCGGCGTAGGGGTTGTGAGCGACCCAACGGTAACGGTCCAACATCCACTTTTGGTCAACCTGCTCGATTTCCTTTTTGCAGTGGGCGCATTCGAAAGTTGTGCCTTTGCGAACGCCGTCGATTCTCCATCCAACGCGTTTCTTCTCCAGCCGTGTTGGGTCGGCGTCCGCTGGCCGGTCCTCCATGATGGCGAACTTTTCGAACAGCGCCTTACCAGTGACTTCCTCGCGCCATTCGGTGCGCGGCGCCACGTTGGCGTTGGCGTCCTTCAGCGGGTTTAGATCGATGTCGAAGGGCACGATTGCCTTCTCAACGAAGAATGTGAGGCGTTGCCACCCTGCGAGCCGCGGGTCGTAGCTGAGCGGCGAGCGCCCAGGCTCGGTTTCCTCTTCCGTTGGGAGCAGTGGTTTCCATTGCGGACCAACACCCATTTCCTTCTCTCTTTCTGCCGAGCAATGCGGACAGGGGAGATAGCAGTAGTGCTGCGAGCCCGCTTGGAAGTGGACCCAGATTGGCCCGAACTCGCCTTTCTCGCCTGGGGTGGAGTTGCGAACGATGAGCCGCGATGACGCGAAAAGCGCCGTGCGGGCTTCGATCTTATCGCTACTGGCCGCGTCGTCCGACGTGGACGCTCGGCAGCGGTCAAGTTCGTTCTCGATTGCAAGCTCGGCGTTGAATCCGTGCAAGTCAGCCTCGGCGCCGGAGCCTACCAGCCGAAACCGCTTCCCGCGAAACGCCTTCTCCAGCGTGGTCCAAGCCTTCTTGGTGATGACCGCCAGCGATCGGACCGGCGTGCACTCCAAAAGGAAGTCCTCGATTTCATCGCGGACCAATTTCCGCGCACTATTGCGCGTGGGATCGAGCCACACAACTTGTCCGAACCGCTCAGCGATCCAGTAGAGGACGAGGCAGATGGAGAACAGCGTCTTGCCAGCGCGCGCGCTGGAGCAGAGCGTGAGGAAATGGACCTGTCGTTGCTGCGCTAGGTCGTAGAGCCCTCGGAAGATCGGGAAGCGGCCCGTGCGCATCCGGCCAGGATTCGGCCCGCCGCTGCTCTCAGGGATCTTTACGTGCTGGTCAATCCACTTCCAAAGCCGTGTGCGGGGACGTGGCCGGATGACCGCCTTGATGAGTCCGCGGAGCCATGCGCGGGCGTCGAGGAAGCCTCGCGGGTTTCGAGTTGCTGACATTGCCCGGCGGGCGTGTCAGCGAGAATGAGCGGGCAGTTCGTTACGCTGCTTTCGGTTCGCACGCACTTTCCGAACAAGGCAACAAGCGACCTTACAGACTTGCGTGGTCAGCATCTCGCTTGCGTTGCATCCCAAGGCCCCAAACTTTAGGGCTACCGCTCAAAGAAGTGGCGGGGGAGAGAATCGAACTCTCGATAACGAGGTTATGGGCCTCGCGTCTTACCACTTGACGACCCCGCTTTTAAAATCTGAGTTGAGACGCCCGACACGTTTTGTGCGTTATGGCCTAGACGCGTGCACGGAATCACCTTCATCTGGCGGGCCTCTAGAATGCGCTTGGTTCCTGTGTCATGGGCGCCTCAACTCAAATTTTAAATAACTGCTGACAAGCTACGGGCGCTGTCAACCCTCCACCATAGCGCCCTCGACTTCTCCGGGCGGTGGTGTAGGCTGCGGGCGTGAACGCTTCCGAGATTTCTTTCCGCTCGTTGCTGACTCCTGCTGAGCGCCGCGAGATTCTACGGAGGGTGCAATTCGTTCACCGATTGATTCGGTGGGAGTGGTCGGCTCCAATTCAGGTGACTCCTGCGAACGCTGGCCCGTCTCAATCACCCGCCGGCCAATCTGCCGAAGCGCCTGAGTCGCAACCGACGTGACGAGTTGCAGGAATGCAGCGCGGTCTTGGCCTTCGAAGAGAATCAAGGTCAGTAGCGATTCTGTCTCGGCGTCGAATGGCAGCGAGGCGACCGCATCCGCAACCGCGCGCTCTGTTGTGTAGGCGCTGTTGTGGATGTCGAGAATCACCGCCTCCATCTCATACCGAAGCGCGTTCTCCGCGTCGCCTGCGTCACGATGGCCGATCATGGATTTCGCGGCCGTGAATGGGAATTGGTGAAGTTTGGTCGCGATCGCGCTCAGCATCGAGCCAATCAGGACTTCCATCTCGCAAGCTTCCAAGAGTGTGCCCTTGAGGGTGTGAATGCCGATGGAGTCTTTCTCGACCACCTTCGCAATCTGGGCGCGTTTCCAGTCCTCGATGCTGCCGCGGTAGCGAGGTGGCGACATGCTCTCGGCGCCGGGCGCGTCGTCTTCTTCCTCGTCTGGATCTTCGGCGCCAGGGCGCGGCAATCCACCGTAGCCGCGCTGAGGGCTATACGGCCCAAGGAGGTGCTTGCGCATGAATTCGACCCATTGCCCCACGTCTCGCGTCTGTGGGGCATTCCCGGGCTTTTCGCGCCAGCGCCTCAAGCTCTTGCGGTCAGTGCCGAGAGCTTCGGCGAGTTCAATATCGCTCTGTGGCGTGTTCGGATCGGTCATTCACTGCCGGCGGGTGTCATCCTGTGGCAGTGTGGCAGTTCCAGTCGGGTCAGGCGCATGAAAGTACGGGAATCAGCTTTGACTGCTGCATTAGCCCATCTGATAAAGAGATTCCTTGGTAGGGGGTATGCCTGCTATAATTACTGGATGGTAGGATCTCCTTTTGCGCACGCTCGTAGTGGTGCAACCTGAGTGCACCAATAGCGAAATCCGAAGTCAGTACGCAATGCCTGACCACATGAGCATAGCGAACCCTGACAGCCTACGTGCTCCGCGCCGCGTTCCCGCGACTGCGCTCCGCTTGTGTCCTCTCGCTTCGCTGCCGGACTGGCACACGCGCTCTTTTGCGTATGGCTGGCGCTTCGCGCTGCGCTGGTCCCACCCAAAGACCCACCGTGAAGACTCTGCTTCGAAGTCCGCGCCCGCGAGGCCTTTTTGCGGTTTCATGCCAAAGTCGTCAAGAAAATTAATGTTCAACTGACCACCAGCACTGATGAACACTTGGTCTGCGGTCGATTGCGAGTGATCGGCACATAATACGTGCACGTATCAATATGGTTACGTGATCGCGTAAACTCAGCGTCTCATGATTATTTGAAATAATGCTTGCATGTATTCATACGCGGTAGTATTGGTCTCTCATGCAAACGACCCAATCCGACATCTTCCAGCAAGGTTACGCGTTCGCCGTGGCTCGCATTCAAGGCGACCGACAGAACTTCAACGGAGGCAAATCCAACAACGGAAATTGCCCATACCTTCAGGGCAGCAACTTTCACAAGGAGTGGATGAATGGCCTGCGTAGCGCCGAGAAGGATCACAACTACGACACCGGACTTTGAAAATGAACACCCCACTCAAACCACTTCCTGGTCAGCCACTCTGCAAGCATTACACCGGCGCATCACTGTCTGATCTTGCCGGTGACTATTCCTGCCGCTGCCTTGCCGATATTGCATACGAGAGTTTTGTTCCCGACATGAATCGCTGGCCATGCAGGCGGCGCCATTTATTGGGCTTGGAGCAGCACCCCTGTGCATCCCGTGATTATGGAGACAGCATCTCAGAAAGTATTGACGAGCAACTTGCGCAGATGGTCATTCGTGCCCTATGAGCCCCCGTGGAGGATTTCGCCAAGGCGCCGGCCGCAAGCCACGCAAAACGCCACTGGTCGCATGGACCGTTAAACTCGACCCCGGCTTACTGAAGCTCATCCGCAAAATGATGAAGGCCGAAAAACTCTCAGGCCCGAAGCTCCTGGCCAAACTTACCGGGTGGACTCCACCCACAAAGACCCCCGCCAAATGACCTACGAAACCCAACCCAAATCCGTAACCACAATGCCGCTCGGATCATCACCTGTGCCTGACGACGTGGCGCTCGTGGGCGGCGTGGATGTCGCCGGCTCCATCGCCATGCAGACCGATGATGACGGCTACTGCATGCCATGCATTACGCTCGACTTGAGGCATGCGGGCGAGTGCTACGCTGGAGCGCTGTTTTCGATGTCCTAACCCCAACCAATCACGATGAAAACTGAAAACCACAGCGAAGGAACATGGATCGTAAGCGGTGACAGCATCATCACTGATGCCTTTTGCATCGCTAATATTGAGACAGATGGTGGATATGAAGCGCCACCCGAACAGCGAGAGGCTAACGCCAGACTCTTGGCGGCGGCTCCAGACCTTCTATCGGCGCTCAGGGATCTGCTTGAAATCGGACAAGCAAAAGCCGCGTTTCATGTCGCTGAATGCAACATGGCTCGGGCGGCAATCGCAAAGGCCACCAAGCTATGAAAACAATACCAAACGAACCCCATCGAATGACCGACGACGAATACACTCTCTTCATCAAGGGCGTGGAATCGGTCGGCATGATTCGCTGCATGGGCCACCGCGCCGTTCCTCAATACAACAAGAATGAAGCCACTGGCGCGGAGTGCGCGGCTTGTGAAATCGAGCGACTAAAAGAGAAGTTGGCGAACGCGCGCGGATGGATCATGGCGAACACCACTAAGCCAGTGCACGACCTGCTGAGGTCATTAGAGCCATAACACCCCCAAGCACGATGAAAACTGACCCTATGACCCCTGACCCACCCACCAAAGAGGCGACGCCGAGCGAGCAGTTTACCTGCGAATGCGGATTCACTTGGTTGCGCGGTCAAAGCGGATCGCATGAATGCGGCCCCGGCTACAGAGCGAAGATTGAAAGGCTCGAATGCGAGAACGCCGCGCTGGTGGAGGCGCTACGGCTTTGCGACCGTCGCTGCGATTCTCTTCACCACGCGAAGCACCATCGGCATGAGATTGGCGAACCATGCCCCGTGGAGGCAATAATCGAAGCAGCCCTCAAATCCGCCTCCCAAAAATCCGCAAGCGAGGAGGCGAGATGAGCATCGGCGAACTACTGAATCAGTTCGTCGCTGACCAACTGCGCCAAAAGCGCTGGTGGGAACTGATTCACAAAACGTCGCTCGATGAGCTTGAGCGCATGTGGAACGAGTGGGATGGGATGGCCGTCATGAAGATTGATGGCGAATACGTTCCAGAGAGCTACATCGTTCAGGAACTCAAGGCCCGAAATTCAACGGTTGACTACATGCCATGACCAAGCCCGAACTCAGCCTGG